GTAGGACAAACGATAAATTGCGTCCTTAAGTTCGAGTGTAATGACAGGGCGTACCTCACGTTTTTTATCCGACCGAACCTTTCTAGTGCTTCCCTCTCGAATCTTTCTCGCCTCCCAAAGCCGATTTAAGCTTGCGACACATTTGTAAAGTCGCGGGCTTATTTTATACATCGTATGAGATATCGAGGTTGTCCTAGTACAAAAATCGTACCTCTCCCCCGATGGTTAGTCGCGGACTTATTTGGGCACGATAGAGGTAGATGGAGGTGGTTTTCGATGTACAACAAAGCAAAGCTGGACAAGTTTGCGGAAGGCGTTCGTAAGCAGACGGAGAAATACGGACTACCTACTGCGCCTAAAAAACCGAAGAAAAAGAAAAAGGCCGAGTAGACGTAGCGTTGTCCACTCGGTTTTATTTTGTTTATCGAACGTCTTAATCGTCAGTTAGTCGTTTCCCACCGAATCCAAGTTTTGGTTTCTTCGGCTTTACTTCCTGAATCACCGGACTACTAACGCCTCGTTGCGCAAGCACTTCGTCCAGTAATCGCTTAACTCTAACGTCAAACTTTTCCTCTTCACGGCGCTGCATCTTTTCTCGCATTGCCAGCTTAAACTGCGTAGCGCGAGGCACGCTACTACTTTGTATAAACTCGATTATATCCGCATCTGCTTCCGTTAGTACGACCTCAATTCGTAGCTTCGTCAACAGCAGTCACCTCATTTATTAATCCGTATTTGTAATAACCGCGAACGTTCGCTGTTTCGCTATCATTCACGAAATTCGCTATTTTGATTACTCGCGTAAACTCGTCTTTAATAAGAAGATTCGCTGTTCCGCCAGTTACGTATATCTTGCGCATACTAGACATCGCTTTAAACGTAGATTTCACTGATTGAGCGATATTGCGAGTGTATAATTTACGTTCCTTCATAATCATTTCCGTTAAGTCCAGCGTCTCACGACCGTTTGGCGACCATGAATATACTTCTTTTGCGTTACCATCGCGGACAATTTGTTCAACCTCATGTTCCGAAATTTTGTAGCCTTTATCGATTATATGGTTACGGATTTCTGTAAACAGAGAATGCGATCCTTCTTCTAGCTGTACGCGATGCTTCGTATCAAGGTTCATCTTATCAAATGCGTTGATAATAACCGTACCACCGCCAACGTCGACAACACCTACATATCCGTCCTCAATATCGTTATCCTCTTTAATATTGCCAAGTGCGTCAACCATTGCATCAACTGCCGTCCCAACTGGTTGCATAAGAACGTCTACTGAACGTACATGAACGTAATGGTCCACTCCGTCAATAGTGGCGCTATGTACGCCGATTAAAGCGTTTCTAATATGTCTAATCGTTTCATCGTTGTCATAATTGTCTGTAGGAACGCCTGTCACAACGGCTACATCGATAGCGTTTTTAGTAGACTCTTTGAAGTCACGCGCCAATTCCGTTAGAGCTAAATCCGCCAATACTTTAAATTCAAGCGTATCGTAACGTCTATTGAAATCTAGCGTATCTGTAACGCGCTTACGGCTTACATCTAACCCCGTTCCCCAAACGTAAGTAAAGTCGGAATCTCGTCCACTAACATAATCGTGTGTCGTCTGTTCTTCATCTTTTTTAACTAACGTTAGTACGTCACGCTTTCCGTATTCAGCAGCGTTTACAAAATAACTAGGTAGGACTTTCGTAGCTTTTTCGCTCATTAATTTTACTTGACGGTTCCCTAAATCTAACGCAAATAATTGCATTTAATCGCCTCCGATTTGTTTTATACCGTAATTATACCACAAATTTACCGTAATGCAACTATTACCAAAAATTTTACCGTAATTGATTACGTATAATTTACCGTAATTTCGATAATTTCATAAAAATAACGCCACCTCATTTCGAGATAGCGCGTCTGGTGATAAATGAATTTTATGCTTGCATTTCCGTTTTTTGCGGTGTAAAGTTGTGGATAACAAAACAAATGAACGGAAATAGAAAAAAGCCGGCGTGTGAATAAGTGCTACCAACACTTACCACCGTCAACCGCGAATGTGACTCGCGACCAACACTTTACCGACTTTTTTTCGTTTACATATATAATATAGACATTGTAGCATCTATTTATGTATGTGTAAAGCGATTTTAAGTAAAATAAAGCGTCTGTGTCGTAAGTAAAATGCGATATAGGCGCTTTTTCGTTTCCCCTAACGGAGGGTAACGTTATGACAACAAATACATACGCAGAAGACCGCGGATATGAGATGCTATCGAAGTTTGATAGTATCCGAGATTTCAACAATCAATTCGAACAAGCTATGCTGACGATCAAGTCCGTATTTACTAAATCGGAGTACATCGCTCTTAACAAATTACGTAAATTTGCAGGAAGCGCAATCGCTGGCGTTGCTTGGTGCAAAGCGCAGAAAGCTGTTGCAGCTACGCATATGGACGCATTGATCGGCGTTAGTCGCTCGACTTTCAATCGAATGTTACGTAAGGCAGCGTCGCATAATCTGCTCAAAGTTATTCGCCAGGAACGCAACAACAAGTATCAAACGCACAACGTTTACGTATTCAATCGTGCTGATGAAGTTATCAAAATTGTTTCAAATTCGCACACAATTGACGTAGCTGAATCCGTGAAAATTGACAACGCAATAGCTCTTAATCTTTCTGATCTTCCGTTAGAAAAACAAGTAAAAGATAATATAAATACGCCTGTAAGCGAATCTGAAAATAAATCGTTAAGTACGGAAGATCAACGCCAGTATGTCGAAAAGTACGCAACTAACGAATACCAAATCGCTACATTCCGCCTAATCGAGGCTATGCCGATGGCAAGCGCAATCAAAGCGCAAGCTCACATAATAGCGCTACGAGTAGGTTCTGACGCTACAATTACGGACTTTATTCACGCTAAAACGGTACTCCTGAATATGTCCGTAGCAACTGTCGAAGGTACATCGTTCGATAACGTTGTAGGAGCGTTTACATCTGCGTATAACAACGCGAAAGCTCGTCCAAGCCATAAGCCGAAGCCTGCGGAAAAGCTGTCTGGAACGAAAGCTGTGCCGTTTTACAACTGGCTGAAAGAGCGTAGCCATGCCTCAGGCCGAGCTGTACGCAATTGGATTACCGGAGACAAATAAAAAAGACGCCTATTAAGGCGCCTATTCCGCGGGCTCGTCGTCCCTTATGTATACCATAACGTCCTCTAGCGAATGTTTTGCGCCAGTAAGACGTTCTAATGCTGGTATTATGCGTTCGACCATTTCGATATTTACTCGTTTTATATCATTGCGACACATTTGACTAATCGTTGTAGGACGAGTATCTGATTCTTCTGCGAGTTCTATTTGTTGAATGTCGTAACTATGTAGCGTTTTTGCGAGTGTAAATTGTATTGGCAACGTGTCCCATCTCCTTATTGCTTACTAAATAGCGGATGTTCCCAGTAGTAGTCTGCGATAGTTGGTACGTTCTTGTGTAAAACGTTTTTAAAATCTATTTTCTCTAGCGTGGCTTTATTCATACCGATTTCAACGATAACTCCATCGGATGTTTTTCCGTATGCATCGGTTAATTCCGTATAGAAAGATACGTCGACATCGTTTGCGCCGTTAAGTAACGTTTCTTCTCGTACTTTTTCAGCAATATCAAGCATGTCCATGTACGTGCCTTTGAGCATCATATTTTGCGTAAAGTTTCCTGGTGTAGTTACTTGAACCCATAGTGTATTATCTTCGAACTTATGACTGCGATAATTTTCTTTACCGACTACATCTACAACGGCGTCTTTTATCTTTTCGTCAATTGTACGATTAGCCAGGCGTTCTTTTTCAGCCTTTTCTTTTGCTGCTTTTTTCTCTGCTGCAGCCTTTTCCTCTGCCTGCTCTTTCTCTTTTTCTTTGGCTAATTCAACATCTCTTTTCTTCTGTTCGGCATCCTTTTCAGCTTGTGCTGCAGCCTTTTCCTCTGCCTTTTGAGCCTCTAGCTTATCGCTATATCCTGTGATCTCAGAAACTTTACCAATAATAAACAGTGCTACAAAAACTATTCCGATCCATTTCCATACTTTCTTTTTCTTATACCAAGGACTATTCATCAATTTTCCTCCGTTACATTTAATTTCCTTTTATTTATATACGTATATTTTACGATATAGTTCGTAGGTATTTATGCTTATTTTTATGTATTTTGAAAAAGCTGTCCCAATTCATGCCTGTTTAGTGTGCAGTTAAGAGTAAGGAGGTGCTTAAGGTGTCCGAAACCAAACTCGTAAGTATCGAATCACAAACGGAACAATCGTTATTATCTGGAAAATCTGAAACGCGAATCTTCGTAAAAATGTACGTCGATGCCGTTCGGACAGGATTAATCGCAGATATGGGCGCTAAGAATTGGACGACACTTTGCGTCATCGCCTCGTATATGAACGAAAAAGGTGAATGCTATCCGACACAATCGCAAATAGCGAAAGGGCTAGGTGTAAGTAGACAGACGGCCAGCAAATATATTAACGATCTATTAGCGTATAGATGGCAAGGGCAGGCGGTCGTAGAAGTAGTTAAGGCTCGCGATAAAGGACGCTTTGATAACTCACGATATACAGTCAAGTCCGTTAGTAGCCTTGAAATATTTAACCATGTCAAAGGATACTGACACCGTATCCACCGACACCGTACGCGTTGACCATAAGAAGAACTATCTTTAACAAGAACCATCTTTAAGAAGATTAAACATATTAACGAGTCTTTATGCTAACGCATAAATCCTCTATGTCGCTATCGCTCCATATCAGTATTTCAATAAATATATTAGAGATATAAAAGAATATCGCCAATATAAATAGATAACTATATTTTATCGTTGGTTTTAAATAATAAAAGAATAAAAACATATGACACGCGGCAGCCGCGCCCACACAAAGGAGATTGATTCTATATGATAAACGACTATATTCAACTGTATTTAAAACAAACGAATTGTGACCACGTATTCAGTT